GCTTTATACTTCCCTTCAACACGATCCATCTCGTCCGAAATTGTTGCTACGTTGCTCATCGCAACTGCGTAAATTTCCTCCAATTTATCATTGATTTGATTATCTTTTGCATCGTAGTTTGGCGGCTGCACAACTTCAGTTGGTACAATTTCTTTGTACTCTTGAATCGTGGTGCATTCTTCCAAATTTAGTACGTCTTCCATTGGATGGGACACGAATTTTTCTTTTGTGATAACGTCCATTGTATCTCCTATACCGCTGTATTTATGCTGCTGAAAACCATGCTATCGAAACACTGATTTTGCGGTAATTATCCTGAACATGATTCCATGCTGTCTGCACCATTCTTCTGCTGCGGCCCACTTAGCTTTATTGACAGCGAATGTCACTTGCTCATATAGATAATACTTGTGGTTCTTGCGTGGAGATTTTGTTTGCTCGATTGGTTTTAATTCCATGAGCTCTTTCTTGATATTCCCATCTTTGTCGCGATACTCAACGTAGTAGTCTGGGTAGTATTTGTGAATCTTACCATCTGTTGGTTTGATATATGGTATAGCAATTCCTTCGCTAGACCAGCGAAGAACGCGGGTATTGTTGTCGAAGAAACTGTGTGCTTCAAGCTCCCACGATGACATGAATCGAATTTTTGTTACATCACCAATATACTTCTCTGGGTGCTTCGGCGTAAACATTCCTTGTTGAAATTTTCTAGCCATTTATTACTTACCAAATAGCGAAGTGTTCATATTACCAGGCGGTGCACACGTAGTAGGCAATGGTGGTTGAGGCAATGCGGCGTGTGAGGCATTTGCAGTAGCAATGTCTGTGTTGTTGCGCAATGGGTATGCTGTACCTTGTGTTTGACCCGGGAATGTGTTGTTGTCTGTTGCAATGTTTGCCATAGAATTTGTCACAATGTATGCGGAGTCGTAGTTGAAGGTGAATGAAACTTCATTTCCTTCAGTTCCAACAGCCATGTCCAACTCATCCAAGTTTAATTCAATAATACGTGGGTTGATGAAGGTATACACATTAACTAGAGTGCCTCCACGAAATACGTGGTATAATTTTATGAACTGGATTGGCGTCTTTACGTCACCACTCAATGTTCCTCGTGATGCTGAGTAAGTATCTAGTGTAACATCGGATGTTTTAGCTAATGGGTCTGTGATGGCCTTGCTAAAATCCATACCCTTGCTTTCTAAATCTATTGCAGTCTCGGGCGATAATGTTGCAATTGGAGACATGATTGCACGGTAGGTGCTAGCAAATAACATCGCAGTATCCAAATCATCGTCGTAGAATGACATTTTCATTTCTTCAATTTCTGTCTTTGTGATCACTTTGGTTCTAAAGTTGTAGTAATTTACATCTTCGGATATGAACTTAGTTGATGGGCGGGTGGACTTCTTTATCCCCATCACGATAGGTTTGATGGCATTTCCAATGGTTGCATACGCTGGATCGAATTGGATCTCAGCAACGAACATAAATTTGTGTTTTAGTCCGCGCAACACCAAATCCATAGCATACGGAGTAGTCTGGCAATTGATTCCTTGAATTGGAGAACTAGTTGGAGGGGTATAGATATTTCTCGCTAAACGCTCCACATTTTGGAAGTTCTGCAAATAGTTTGGAATATCCGATGCTTTAAACTTGCCTGTCTTTACTTGGTTAAACAATGATGTTGCTTCGGCTATTGCTGTGTTTGCTACTGCAGGATTAAAGTTGTTTACCGCAGCTACGGAGTCGGGAGTAATTCCCATGTGGCCAAGAACCCAGTTTGCTCCACTTTCAATGCTGCTTCCAATGGAGGACGGCAATGAACCACATCCACCACGAATAGAGTTGGATGCACTGGCTAATGTGCGTAAACCTGCCCCGACCTGACCACCACCAATTGAGTTGATCACATTTGTGTCGCCAATTTTTCCAACAGCATTCCCAAATGCTCGGAAAGCAGATTGGTTTGCTGCGCTAGCTACTTGACATTTAAAACGTGGATCTGCCATCTCAATTCCTTATTCTGGTATCTATATTTAGTAGAAAAGACAAAGGAGCGGAAACCGCTCCTTTTTGTCATTTACCAACAGATGATACAGCCCAATTAAGCGCCTGCAACACCAGTTGCAATACCTTGGCCACGTGAGTAACCACCCAGTGTTTGACGGGCGTGATCGAAGCGAATAGTCAATTCAATTGTCATTGCATCGCCAGTCTTGTAGTCATTATCGCCATAATTAGCATCCTTGAGGAAGCAGCCTTCAACAGTCCACTTTTCAACAACACCATCATTACCATCAAGTTGTTCGAGGTATGTTACAAACTTGTACACAGAACCTTCTCCAGCTGCTGCAAGCCATTGGCCTTCAGCACCAATCAGCCATTGCTGTTTCTGTAGCTGTGCTTGGATAACTACAGATGCGGAGCTTGTAACGTCATCTTCCAGAGTCAATTTCATTTCATCCCAGTTGTGTTTGCCAGCAACGTAGGCCACGGAGTTGTAACGGTGCAGTTCGACTTCAGCAAAGTTCAACTTTGGACGTGTAACTGTGATTGCTTGCATTGAAATTGGTTGGCTATCCACCCCACCGCCAAGATTGGCGAATGTTACGCGCCAACGATTTTTCTGCTTTGGGTGTAGGATACCTGTTCCTACTCCTGGAATACCGAAATCGGATATTGTGCTCATAAATTGCTCCTTTTGTAATACTTGTATTGTGTGAGAATATTTATGAATAGTGTGCGTTAATTGGTGAAAAACGAAAATGCCTCATGGCTAAATTAATAGCCATGAGGCATTCATGTTGGTACTACAAAACTGCTTGATTAGCCAGTTAGTTTAGCGCCAGTAGCCACAATCCTGATTGGGATGTAGATAAATTCTGCTGCCTTCACTGGTTTCAAAGCTACGTCGATGTACATTTCGTTACGGTCGATACGGTCTGGAGTGTTGTTTGATGCATCGCAAACTGTCACGAAGTCATACAAACCACGCTTAACGATCAAATCGCCCAAGAAGCCATCAACTGCAGCTTTCAAGTTGTTACGTGTTAGCTGGTCGTTTGGTTCGAACACGAACGGCATTGTGTTCTTACGCAATTGACGGCGAACATACATAACCAAACGCATAACATTGATACGGTCCAATGCTGATGCAGCTGGTGCAGAAGTCTTCTGACCCCAAACAATCAAACCACGGCCTGGGAAGAACACGATTGGGTTGATGTTAGTGAAGTACTTGTACAAATTATCACGTTGACCTTGGTTAAGCGCCACAGAATTGAATGTTGTAGCAGTTCCCAATGTTCCAGAAACATATCCAACGTCAGTTGCTGCAGATACCAAACCACGTTGCGTACCAGCTGGAGCAAACCAGAGTTCAGAAACATTATCACTGTAAGTGATTGTTGCCAAAGCAACACCTGAAGCCGCACACACTACTGTGTTTCCGTCTAGATTAGTGGACAACCCATGTGGGTAGTAGTAAGTTACGTTCTGAGATGTCTGACGGGATACAGTAGCTGCCCATGTAACAACAGTGTCTGGATCTTTATCAAATGGAGTATCAGCAATTACCAATGCTTCTTCCAAGATATCCAAGCTCAAATTCAACATGTTGTTCGCCAATTCAGGGAAACCTGGGCACAAAATCAAGTTGTATTCATATGTTTCAGAACGGACGTCTTCATTGCTGTTAACGATTGCACGAAGAGCAGTAACAACTGCTGTGCGGCGTGCGGCATCATTAGAACCAAGGCTTGTTTTGTTCAAGAAAGGAACGGTAAATTTGAAATCATCAGCTGCATTTACCAACGAAGACGCTGCTTCAGAAGGCAACCAACCAGATGGAGTTACCAAAATCCAAGCTGCTGCAATTCCGGCCAATCCAAGGAATGAACCAGTTGATGGTGAGCTATATCCATTTGCGTAAACAAGATATGGTGCCAAAGTGTGATCATTCAAGAAGTCCGTGGACAGAGTAGCAAAAGAAGATTTTGCCCATACGGTTTGTGTTGCGCTAGCTGCCAACTGGAGGAATTCAACAGATGTTAGCTTAGTTTTGTATGAAATCACAGTATTAACAGTGACAGTAAAACCAGAACCAGTTGTGCTGAATGGAGAAGCGGAAGTAGCTGACAAAATATCACCAACTGCGTAGTTAGTACCACCGTTAGCAATCACAACAGCAGTTACAGCACCATTAGTAACAGTGATGTTTGCCAAAGCACCAGAGCCAGCACCATTAATAAGAGGTACGTTAGTG